GCAGGCTGTCACCGTGGAACTCGCGGCCATGTTTCGTAGATTGATCGCAGCATTCACATCGCGGTCGTGCTCGGTGCCGCACTCGGGGCAGGTCCAGGCCCGGACTCCTAGAGTCAGCACCTTGTTGTGCGTTGTTAGGGTCAAGCTCGGTCTTATACGCTCGCTGGATCTTCATTTGCTTCCCATGCTAACAGTGTTCCTGCTTTACGACTACAGTATATCGCATTCATCGGCAGCCGCCAACCCTGTTGCTGCACGACTGGAGCCGTCCCGTAACACACGGGGCGGTTCCTTTTTTGTTTGGAAATCCTAAAGTGCCAAGCCAGACTATCTCCTAGTGGCGTCACACGTGTAACCACTGTAGCCTAGCAGTTGCTATGCCACGAAGGAGGGAGCTGCTATGACACACGTAGCCGTACGCAAGGGTCCCGGTGAGGACGAAAGCCTTGCAGAGCTGCTGGGTCTTGAGGTTCGAAGAGTGGACCTCGTTGGAGCGCCCGCGATTCGGAGGCGCTTTGTTCTTACGAAAGCGCAGGGACCAAACAACATCGAGATGGCCGCTTCGACGAAGCGATGGAGCCAATTCACTGACACAGACTATTCCTTGGAACAGATGGCGAGGGCTTGTCCCCGCCCCTGTGTCCTATGGGCGGTACGCGAAGCAAGCGACGGAGGTCGGGAAGTAGCAAAGAGCGAACTGTCTCTACGCTATAGGGAACCCGATGGAACGCCGAACATCTGGGGGATTCGAGCTGCGCTGAAGCAGCTATCAGTCACGGAACTACCAGCGGCAGTCAAATCCGATGCCGAGGCGGAGCTTCGCCTGGAGTTGGAGAAGGTGGAGCAGGCACTTGGAAAGGAGGATGACGACATGGTAAAGGCCGCAAAGGTCGTGGAAGACATGCGTGATGTCGCATCGCGAATCGCGCTTGAGAAGGATGAGGAGGCGCTGGCCGGATTGCGCAAGGAAGCCGGTCAGTTGCTTGGCGAGATGAGTACAGAGATCACTGGCGGCAGACTGGAGACAGGCGCAGCCGGGGAAGCAATCGAAACATTGGAGTCGGCGCTGGCGAAGCGGAAGCTCCTACCTGGCGCGGACACGAATGAAGACGAAGAGGATGCTGGAGTAGATGGCGAGGCTGTCACGCCGGAAGCCGTCACAGAGCCATCCACAGACGAAGAGACGGAGGACGCCGGGGCAGGAGATGAAAAGGCCATTAGCGAGGCCACAGCAGCGCCAGAGGCAGCGGTAGTGGAGACGGAAGCTCCCGCCGAAGAGCCTGCTGCTGAGACTTCTGTTGAGACTTCTGTTGCAGCACCCGCCGCAGAGGAAGCAGTAGAAGCCGCTGCGGAAATCATCGAGCAAGCCGAGGGCATGAGCGAAGACGAACAGAGCACGCTGCTTCGTGCGCTCCAGGCCATTGCTCCATTCAAGTCGAAGCTCCCTGGTGGAGCGTTCGAGCAGATGGCGCAGGCCGTGGGGTACAAAGCGAAGTCGGCGGAGGATGTCGAACTTCCTGAGCTAGATACGCTTCTGAAGAGCGATCTTCCTGAGCCAGTGATGAAAGCGCTGAACGCGATTCCTTTGCTGAAATCGCAGCTCGAAAGAGCGAACGCGGCGCTGGAGCTGGAGCAGGGGGCACGCGAGGAAGCTGTTACCAAACTGACGAAGGCTGAAGCTGAACAGCTTGAGCGCGTGAGTTTGGAGAAGGCACGGAAGGTCGCGCTCATCGGCGTGAAGAATGAAGACCTGGCCGCGCTTCTGGTGAAGACTCAGAAGGCAGACCCGGAACTCGCGGAGCAGTTGTTCGCAATTCTGAAGACGGCGAACGATCAGGTGCGTGCATCTGGCTTGTTCGACGTGCTCGGGACCACGGCACCTGCCCCTGATTCGCCCGAAGGCCGCATCGAGGCCATCGCCCGTGAATCGATAGCGAAGAGCGAGGCCGGACTGTCGTTCGAGGTCGCGAAAGCGCAGGCGTGGAAGGATCACCCGGAGCTTTACGCGGAGTACCAGAAGAGCCACAAGGAACGGCAGGCCCGGAGGGGCTAAACCTCTGAGTGAAACATCCATATGCAAAGTCGGGCACCTTGGAAGTAAAGGGAGGACGCGAATATGGCTACTGAGAATCTGGGCCATACGCAAACGTTTGTCGCAGGCGAGGATCTGTCGAGTCATCAGTTCGGACTGGTGAAACTCGATACGACAGCCGGTCAGGTTGTCATCGCGACTGCGGCGAGCGCGGCGATCGGCATCCTGCAGAATGCCCCGGAGAGCGGGAAACTGGCATCGGTGCTGACGGCGTTTGGCGTGAAGGCGAGAGCGCGGGCAGGCGCAGCGGTTACATTGAACAATGCGCTTGAATCGGATGCCGATGGAGAGGTAATCGATCTCACCATCGACGGAGACGGAACGACGGAGACGACCCTGGTCGGGTACGCGCTGGAAGCAGCTACGGCTGCTGACCAGATCATCGCGATCCTGACGCGGTTCGTCCCGGCGTCCAAGTAGGGGGGGTGAACTGAAATGGCAGGTAAGCCGACGCCACAAGATGTTCATGTCAACACTGCTCTCAGCGATGTTTCCATCGCGTACAAGCAGAAGGTTGAAGACCTGATTGCACATCAAGTCTTCCCCATGGTTCCGGTCGAGAAGCAGTCGGACAAGCTGTTCACGTTCGACAAGAACGACTGGATGCGGGACGAAGCTGAGAAGCGGGCACCCTCAACGGAGTCGTCCGGTGCGGGATTCGGAATCGACAGCGACACCACGTACTTCTGTACGGTGCGCGCGTTCCACAAGGATCTCCCGTGGGCCGTCACAGCGAACAGTGACATCGCCGATCTGCCGGCGCAGATGGCGGAGTTCGTTACCTGGAAGCTTCTGCTGAATCGTGAGCGGGACTTCATTGGGAACTTCTTCGCCCTCAGCAAGTGGGCAACCGACATGACGGGGCATGCCACGTTGGATACCGGAACGAATGTCGTCTATTTCAACGACGGCGCGGCATCCGATCCGATCAAGGCAATTGATCGAGGACGACAGACCATCGCACAGAATACGGGCTTCCGCCCGAACGTCCTGGTGATGGGGGAACAGGTCTTCGATGAACTGCGACGGCATCCGGACATCAAGGAGACGATCAAGTACACGCAGCTTGGCATCGGGAGCGCCGATTTGCTCGCACAACTGTTCCGCGTTGACAAGGTTCTTGTCGGTGGGACGGCGTATGCAACGAACAAGGAAGGCGGCACGGCAGCCTACTCCTACAACTGGGGCAAGAACATGCTCCTGGTGTATGCGCCTCCGTCTCCTGGCCTGTTGATTCCGACGGGCGGGTACATCTTCGAGTGGACCGGATTCAACGGGCTGGGCTACAACGTCGCGATCAGTGACATCCCGATGGACCACCTGAAGGCAACCCGTATCGAAGGTGAAATGGCCTACGATGCGAAGATCATCGGCACGGACTTGGGCGTGTTCTACAGCGCAATCGTCGAGTAGCGGAAGGGGGGTGTAGCACTATGGCCGACTATGTAGTGCGAATCCCGTTCAGTTCTTACAAGCGTGGTGACCGCGTTGGCACGGCCATCGAGGATGCACCGCGATTCCGTATGCTGAAGGACGGAGGCTTCCTGGAAACCCTGGAGGCTGATGTCGTTGACCGCATGTTCGTCGTCCAACAGAAGTTCATGGGCGAGGGAAAGGACTGGATACCTGGAGAGCTACTTGACCTTCGAGAACGCCAGTGGCGTAACGAAGGGTCGCTGTTGGAAACGGGAATGATCCGCCGAGCCACCCGGAGCGACATCAAGCCGGGTTCTGTCTACACGGCAGACCCGGCTCGCTCCACCGCCGTTCTTGTGATGACGGTAGAGGCAGCGACGCAGATCATTCCTTCGGACGGTGTGCCAGGGGAAGCGTACAAGATCAAGAGCTGGCTGGAGACGGAGTACCTAATGAAAGGCCGTACGACAACTGACATCGGGAAGGAATTCGATGTGTCGGCGCAGGCTATCGGGTACTGGCTTCGGAAGCATGAGATCAAGACGCGGCCACGCGGCACTCCGAAATCCTCGTAGGGAGGACGATTATGGGGATTGTATCTAAGACCCGTGGCAAGGTGATCATCGGTGACACCTCCTTGAAGGAAGCGAAGTTCGCAGGGGCGGTGCTGACGGGAACCGTTGTCACGGCGGGCACGGCAGTGAATGTCGCGCACGGCCTCGGTGCAACGCCGGCGATGGCGTGGATCGTCCAAGGTGACGCATACGTGGTGAGTTCCGATGCGACCAACGTGTCGGTCAACTCTTCGCATTCTGCTCACGCTTTCAAGGCGTACGCCCTGCTGTAGAACAGGAGGGGGTGCGCGATGACGTGGCGCTATTCGGGGAATCCGGCATCGTCTGACAAGGACGCTGTCAGGTTCCACCTTGGCGATGTCAACGGAGACGAACAACTCGTCTATGACGAGGAGATTACGTACGCCCTGAGCCAGGAACGCGACGTGAACGGTGCGGTGGCCGCATGCGCCGAAGCCGTTGCTGCGTTGTTGTCCAGAGAGGCCAGCATCAAGGTAGGTCCGCTTTCAGTGGACCTATCCGACAAGGCCGAGCACTTCTGGGCGCTGGCAAAGATGTACAGGGCACGATCTCTCGTCTACGCGCTACCGTCCGTTGGCGGGATCAGCATCGACGGAAAGGACACGATACGGGATGACGATGATCGGGTGCGTCCATTCTTCAAGCGGGCCATGTTCCGCACAGCTGGGAGCAATCTTGATTCGAGGCTCGCGCCTGATTGGAGCGTGGGGACGTGAGATACAGCATAGGACAGCGGGTGACGGCGATGCACACGCATCTCCAGAATCGGCTGGGCCAGGCCATCACGTTCAACCGAGTGAAGGATGCGCTGCTCGATCCAAGCACCGGAGAGGGCTTCACATACTGGGAGCAACCGTCGATCACTTGCACCGCGATATTCGAGGCGACGCAGAGGCACGTCGGAGGAGAGGGCGGGGCTGTGCGTCTTGGCGATTTGGGATTCGTCTTCGCGGCGTCAGACCTCACTACGCAGTCGGGGACTGACGCTGCGGGACGAACTGATATCGGGCATCCGAAGCCGAGCGACTACATCACGTACAACGGCGATACCTACAACCTCGATCTGGGGGATGGGGCGATGATCGCGAATCTTGATCCATCGCAAACGCTGTGGTCCGTATGGGCGAGGAAGAGGACGTAGGTATGGCAAGAGTCGGAGGCAACGTCGTTGTTGTGTGGAAGCCGGAAGGCTTGAAGAAGCACATGAAGACGACAGGGATTGCTTTCCTTCACGTTGCGCTGGCGCGACTTGTGGCAGAGGCGAAAATGCGTTGCCCGGTCGATACAGGGCGACTGCGAAGCAGCATTACGTACGAGGTCGATTCGGAGCGGATGACTGGCCGTTACGGAACGAACGTCGAGTATGCATGGGCGCAGGAGGAAGGCACATCAAGGGGTGTCACCGGAAAGCACTATCTGCGCGGGGCACTGGAAGCAAAGAAGAGCGAGCTGGAGACGCTATGGAGGATGTAGCGGGATACGTCTACCTGAGTGAGATTATCCCGGCAGGCACGATGACAGCTGGGACGATAGAGGACAAGTACCAGGTGGTCCCGCTCTGGGTCCGCCGCGAGCTGATGGATTTCTGGACCGTCAAGGACGGGATGACGCAAGTGATGTTGGCTGGAGGATATGGAGCCGTGAACGTCGCAGAGACGCCACAGGAAGTGGCGGAGCGAGTGAACGCGGCACGAAGCGCCTAAGTAGGGGGGGCGGATGGCCTCTGTAGAAAACCTTCTCAAGGAAGCTGTGAAGGCGGAGATCGCGGGCGACTCCGATCTGAGCGGCGCATTGAAGGGATGGTACTACGGGAGGCAGCCGAACAACCCGCCGAAGCCATATCTGCGCTGGGAATGGTTGGGAGGAGGCAGAGGACATGCCTTCGGGAGCGCGTGCAAAGCGAGCACCGGAGAGTTCCTGCTGATCTTCCATATCTTCAGCGACGGAGGTAGCTCGGCACCGGGCGCAAGCACGGAAGCTGAAACGATACAGCAGTACCTACACACATTGTTCGATGGGGGGACGCTGGACGTGACTGGATACAGAACGATCACGTTGCTGCGGCCCGAAGAGGATCAGACAGTATACGAGGATGAAACCGGACTCTGGCACATCGTAGTGACGTACAGAGGACGGGCAAACCCCTCACCACCGTAAGGGAGGTGAAACATGGCCTGTGGAAGCTCCACGAACGCGATCAGCGGCATCGACGGGTATGTGATGGCGGGTCCGTGCGGCTCTGCGGCGGTTGTCGCTGAGTTGAACCACTGGACACTGAACATCACGAGCGAGCCGATTGATGTCCGTGTCTTCGGTAGCTCCGGTTGGGGTGCGAAGAAAAACGGACCGAAGGATTGGAATGCGTCGTTCGATGGATTCTGGTATCTCGGTGATACGGCCGGCCAGGCGGCGCTGCATTCGGCGCTCACTGGCGGAACAACCATCGAGTGC